GATAGTGGCGCCATCAGTCAGCGCTGTGATCTCCCCGCGTTGACCCTTTGTCCATGTCTGCGCAGTATCCAAGCCCGCGCCATACGGCAAGCTGGTCAGCACACCACCTTCGATCACATAGACCTTGTTCTCATCCGCCGCGTAACAAATCTCACCTTCCTGCAAATCAGCAAGGCTGCTATTCAGGTTGCTGTAGGTGCCACGCGCAATGCGGACAGGAGTTCTAGTGGCTGGTGTTGGCATCAGTTGAAGCTCCCGCCGTCGATAGTGCTGCTGGTTGTCACAATGCTACTTCCGTTGGCAAAGTTGCCTCCATCAACGATCACAGCACCGCCCGCCTGCGACCAGCTCAGCGTACCAGCGGCATCGCTGACAAGGGCGTAACCAGAGACTGCTGCATCGGTTGCGGGCAGCGTCCATGTAACATTACTCGCAATCGTTGCAGGCGCTTGAAATGCAACCCAGTTGCTGCTATCCGAATCCGCAAAGCGTAGATCTGACTGGTTATTGAGGGTTAAATTACCAGTAAGAGTTCCGCCGCTTGTTAGAAAAACAGTGCCGCTTGCATCCGGCAGCGTAATCGTGCGGTCTGCCGTGGGATTGACAACAGCAAGAGTTGTTTCAAAGCCGTCAGCGGTGCTGCCTTCAAAGGTCAGCGTGCCCGTGGTGCCAATTTCTAGATTGCCGAGAACAGTACCGCCGGAAACAATCGACGGGAAATAAGCAAGACTGCCCCATGCGCTAGAACCGTTGCCGATTTTGAATTTTTTAGTATCCGACTCCAGCCCCAATTCGTTGGTGAGCAGTACCGGGTTGACAGATGCCCAGTTGGCAGCCGTATCAGCTCGAATCTGCAGACGTACTTGAACCGTGGTGGGAGTGGTCACTGGCTTGCGCCTCCGCCTTGTAAAACAAGCGTAGCTGTAACACTAGCCCCGTCACAATCAAGGGTAAACGGCTGATAACCAGTAAACGCAAAGGAGGAAAATGCGGTCGTCGTAGGTAGCTGCGCTCCACCGCCATTCAAGATGTACGACAGGCTGACGCCGTCGATGACGCGCAGGCTAAAGCTGACGTTGTAGTACAGCCCGGTATGCTCTTCCTCCGGTGGTGAGGCGTAGCGATACAACGAACTAGGTGATACAACAGTCAAGCCGCCCCAGATCGCAGCTGGCACTGTGAAGTAAGACAGCGAAGCTTGATTTTCGTAGTAGTGCTGCCGCAGAGTTTCGACCTGCGTTTGGCTAAGTCCTCGGTAGACAATCCGCAGGACTTGATTGTTGACGGCTTTGCTATGTCGGAAGCGGACAGGACCAGCAAATGTTTGCACTTCGCTGATGTTCGCTTGGCCCATGTCAAAGCCAATCTCGTTTGGAACTAGCGTCGGAAATACGGTCATAGCGCGTACGGTGCTACTAGCTCCAGTTCAACAGTAACGGAGATCACGTCGGGCGTATAAGTTGTGTCCGGCGCTTTGGTGTAAATCCAGCTGTAGCCAGTTGGAAATGTTAACCCTGAGCCCTGAAGTGTTACCGAATCCAAGTCGAAGGGATCGAATCGTCCATGCAACATGTAATGACTGGTAATTGCAAAGTGCTGATCTTGTGTAAGTCCTGTAAAGCCAAGCCGCAGCGTGTAACCGTTGACGACATTGGCGTGACGCACCATCAGCTCGTCACCGTCAAGTGCACCGAGTGGTGTGGATGGTGCAGCACCTGGCGTGTATGTGCGGGATTGGGGATTGAGAGCGGGAAAAGTAGCCATTACTCGCCCTCACTTTGATCGGTGCGACCTTCCCATTCTGCTGCCACAGTGCTGCCGTCAACACTGAACTCCCATTTGCCTACAACTGAAATAACTCGTCCTTCGACTGTGCCAGCCCATGAAATAGCAGCTTCAGCAGAGAGATAGCACGGACTTGAATTAAATGCAGCAAATTTATCGTAAACGGCAAGACCCCCTATTCCGTACAAACCAGTCGGGTTAGTTCCTTTGTTTGTAGTTACAGAACTTGATCTCCAGTTAATAGGACCAACAGGGGGGCAGGTAGTCAAAGTGTCTTGCGAAATAGGAACATCGCCTACACAACCCCAAACAGGTCCAATAGTTGCAGCCATGTTGCCGGCTGCGATGCTGTACCAAGAGGTTGTTTCTTGGGTTGTACCAGATGGAGCGGTTAGTGTTCCAACCCAGCGGACGTAGTTGTAGAAGTTGTAGTTTGCTTCGACTGGACCAGTTGTTTGTGTATAAGGAGATCCGTAGCCGTCGGGAGAACTCGGATCTGGGCAGCGAGAATCCGCTTCAATGGTGTAATCAATATCGCTCGTTTGCACTGTGTAAGTGCTCGTATCATTGCCGGTAAGTGTATCTTCCTGTAGCTGAGTGCGTTCGCCGCCATCTTTGGGTCGTTTGTACCAAGTGACTTTTCCGTCTGGGCAAGGTGGTGCGGTCTCTAAATTGTCGCCATTGAGCGGGCGTCCGAAATCGCCCGTAGCGCCGGTAATGTCCGGTGCCGCGCCATCAACAGGATCCGCCGGATTTTCCGTATCTCCTACAGGACTGCTCGCGCCAGCTACCCCAAGAACAGCATTTCTCCCGCCTGGGATGGTTGCACCATCAGGTCCGAAAGTAATCGGCGTTGTATTGCTGGTGATAGTCGGTGTAGGCACCGTGTACTCAAAATTATCTGGGTCAGGCAAGATCGGAGGATCGGGATCAGGCGTGTTTGCTACCGACCCTGTGTTAGTGCGACGTCCTGCAATGTCGCAAGAGAAGTCTGTGCGGCCTGTCGGCATGGTGTAGCCAACACCGACAGCTTCAGCAACCTTCAGGGCAACAAGGCTGCGGTTTTGCTCGTCAATCGGGAAGTGGGTTAGATCCAGCGTTACAACACCGCTTGTAGCTTTGCTGATGCGATCTACTTCGTAGTAGAAATCGTGGATAGCGTAGTCGGTGACATCTGTTTCTCGTGCCAGCTGAACCCGCACAATGTCGCCTAGTTCCAGCGTGCTGTTAAATGCACCGGGACGGACTTGGATGCGCAGGCTGTGGGTTATGTATTTGCGGCGAGCGGCGTAGTAAGTTCCTACCTTGACTGCATGATTTTCCGAAGCACAATACTCACTTAAGTCATACTGTTCGTAAGGGCCGGACAAAGCCTCGCCGTCAAAGCGGATTTCAGTTGTGCGAATGATTCCTATATCATCATCAGGCTGTTGCCGCCACAACACTAAAATACACGCCGGCAAACGGCGCTCCAAGGGTACGTAGTCAATTTCAAAACCGTTAGGTAGTAGGTCGTTTTCAGTAAATTTGTACTCAGCTGCGATTGCTGTTGTTTTAATCGTAAAGTCTTCGTTAATAGGTAGTCGAGGCTTCAAAATTTTTTTGCCTGCACGGTCGCAAAAACGCAGTAAAAATCCGGCGCTTGTGTTGTACAGCCATTCTTCTAAATTGGTTGACGTTTGAACAATACCATTAAAGAAAAAACCGTTTGTGTTACTAAATTGCGCTGCTATAAGCATCGCAGCAGAATCAATTAGTGTGCTAGGTACGCGATTTGTCTGTGTAATTAAGTATAAAACTAAATCAACAAAATTATTGCTGGAGCCTAACGTGCTGTCGATAATCCGCGTGACCTGCATCCCCTCACGCACAAAAACGTGAACCTGTTTGTTCCAGGTGTCGTCCGCGTCAGGGTGTGTATTGGTATAGCTCAACGTTGTCATGTTGTCATAACTACCGCTAGTGCCGCAGTAGTACGGACAATTCCACGGTGTTTTTCCAGCAACAACAGTTACGGTATTTCCGGGGTTCCAGGTGCCGGCACGTGCGTCATACGCTTGCGCCCATGTACCAACCCGACAAGCACGTTGAAAAACGTCACGGATTTGTAGTAGTGGTAGCTGCCCTTCGCTGAGCACAAGCTCAAGATTGACTGTCAGCTCATTAGTTATTGCATTATTGCTGTAACCACCTTCAGTGGCTTTTGGACTTGCTAGAACGCCACCTACACCGTCGATGCGACGACAAAAGACAATAGGTACTGGCTCTCCCAGTTGTACGGCTTGTTGCTCAGTATCTAAAGACGTTGCCCCGGCGGCAGCTAAATCCTGCAGTGGCGTTCCAGCTGCTTCGCTTTGAGCGCGAGATACAAAAAGCGGTTCTGTAATTTTTATCTGGGTCATATTCGTAGGGGAGTGCCAACCAGAGCCGTGGTGTACGTGCGGGGCGGGGCTTGTGCTCCCACGGGTGCTAACCCTGATCCTAGAGTCACTGACAGCGATGTAAACCCTCCGCGTACCTCAATAACTTCGCCAAAAACTGAAGCGATCAAGACTTGGCTACCAGAAGGTGCAGTTTGTGTAGCCAAGGTATTGAACTCGTACATTTTGACTTCACACAACCAATTAAGCCCCAGTGCGTACGTGAACGTTTCTACGGCTTCGTTGGTTGCAGGAACCTGCAATGTAAAGCGCTCTCCGGGTGTGCTACCGCCAGTAAAAGCTTCGACCGTAAAAGGATGGTAATTCCATGTCTTGCTGGCAAACGTGATTGTCTCATTGACGTAATAAGACTGCCAGCGCTGGAAGTCGGTCGCTCCAGAGAAGACGCGGAGGTAAAAGGACTGGCTTCTGTTTGCCATCAGCGCACTCCGGTGTAGCGGCGCGTGCCGGCTGCACGGTTACTGCTAAACACGACGGTTGCCATCGACTGGAGGGCCATTTCCATGTCGTCTAGTGTCACATAACGTTTACCGTCCATCTGCACCACGGGGCCGGTCTGGATGTTTATCGGTCCTGTCGTGCTTGAGGAAGGAGGGCTGAACGTCATATTGGTACGTGATGTAACAGCGCTAAATGTCGTGGGTTCACCAGAAGCAGCTAGATCAATGGCGTCCTTTCCGCGACGACCTTCAAGCCAGTTCTGCACAAAACCGCGAACCTTTGACTTAGGAACAATGTATTCGGGCTCACCGCCTTCACCAATAAGACCAAGGGTAGGTTTAGTGACAACACCTCCTTTTGCAAAAGCTTTGAATCCGCCCTTCCAGTACGCACCTTCGGCGGCGCCCTGCACACTCGGCGCAGCACCGCCGGGCGCTTGACGGCGGTAAATGCGATCCAGTTGGGCAGCTGCATTTGCAGCCTGCTGCGCGACGGCAGCTAACGCTTTGGCAAGATTATTTGCGTTTGAGGTGCCGGCGCTCAGAGAACCGGCAAGCCGGTCAGCGTTCTGTTTGGACATTCCAATTTCCTTACTAACCAGTCGTTGAGCTAACTCACTTTCCGCTTGAATAACTTTTACTTTGAAGGCCGCGTCGGCAACTTTTATCTGGTTTTGCGCTACTTCAACAGCAGCATCTACTTGTTCTTTGCTGATATCTACAGCCGCTTGCTGGCTTACTAAAGCTTTATCGTAACCGGCGACGATAGCTTTAATTTGTTCTTCGGTATTTCCGCGTGCTCTTGCTTGTGCAACAGCTATATCTTTTTCTGCGTCTAGCTGTAAATACTTAACTTTTACGAGAGCGTGCTCCAGTTCGACCTTTGCCGCTACAGCTTTTGCGTTCTCTACTGCTTGCTGGAATTCAATTTTTGCAGCTTCAACACGCTGCTGGAACATTTTTACAGCTATATTAAAGCGCTCTTGTTCTGTGTTCGCTAGTTCGTATTGACGGTTTAGCTGAGCAGCTTCTAATTCGCTAAATGCTGACGCGACGCTTAGCCGCGACGCATTTAATTCTTGGATGATGGTTATGCGCTCTATTTGATACTGGAGAGACTGGGTAATTTGATCGTGGTACGCTTTATTCTGCTCTAGCTGTTGCGCTTGTACTTGCAACAGCTCTTGGATTTTTAAGCGCTTAATTTCTTGCTGCTTTAATGCTTCCAGTTGTCCCAAGGCCAGTTCTAGCTCTTGCTTGCCGGCTTCGGATGTTACGCCTGCGTACTTTTCGCGTAGCTCCAGCTCGCGTGTCCGAAACTCTTCGTTTAGTTGCAGCAGCTTGGTCTGATTATCTAGCTCTTGGTTTATACGCTTTTCTGCTTCTGTGCGCCCCAAGGTGCGCTGACTTTCGATAGCTAGAAACTGAGTCCCCAGTTGTAGCTGAAGGTTCATCTGATCCGTAGCTTTTACAAGTTCCGCAACAATTTTTTGCTCTTCCTCGCTTATAGCAGGAAGAAGACTCCCTATGGCTCCGATGGGATTTAAGATGGCAAAGATTATCTCACCTATACGTCGAAGAGGTTCTGGTATTGAATTTATGATTATATTACCTAACTCTCTAAATGAGGTAAGAATCGTATTTACTACAAATACAACTCCTCCAACAATACGGAGGATGCCGCTGATCGCATCGATAAACGGCTTGGCTAGTAGGGCGACTGTTGTAGCGACAGAACCGTAGAACTGGTTCCAGGCAGAGCTAAGGCGGGCCGTACTCTCGTTTACTTGCTGCATAGGACCGGCCAGTGCTCCAGTCTGCCTAGTGACTTCTGCGGCGGCAGCGGCACGCGCTGCGTCCAAATCTCCGACTTCGACCAGGCGACGTACGGTTGTAGCTAGCTCGGCATTGACCTCGATAAAACTCTTACGCAAGTCGTCAACATTCAGCGCATTTATTGCGTCACCAAGTTCTTTTACTTTTTTGACTGCTTCATCGATCTGCTGTCCAACGGCTGATAGCCCGATGCTGAGAGCCATGCCACCAAGGCCGCCCATCGCTCCACCGATGAAGCCGCCGATACCGCCGCCGGCAATAGCACCTGGGCCGCCGCCAAATAGTGCGGGGAAGCCGGCGCCAAGGATGGCGTCCATGACACCAGGAGCTTGTAGACCCCTCGGTGTAGCTGCAGGAGCTTTCGGTGGTGCGGATGGTCCTTGTTTAGCGCCTGCTCCTGTAGCGATAGCTAATTGTTTATTTACATCGGCTATTTCTTTTTGTAATCTTCTATAATCAACACTCCCCGCTTCTACCAGCTCAAATACTCTGTCTAATTCGGCAGCATAAGCTTTTAGTCCGGCAATACTCTTGGGCAGCTCCTTGCGTAAGTCCAATAAATTACGGACCATGCCGGATGGGCCTTGTGCTTCTGGCGTCAGACTCCCTGATGCCTGACGGGTGTAAATATCTTCTAAAGCATTTAAACGTTTTAGCTCCGCTGAAACTACCTTACTAGAAGCAATCTCGGCGGCTTTTAATGCGTTTGTAAAATCATCAGATCCCGCTTTAGCGTTAGCAGCTACGGCACGAAATGTAGTTAACTGCTTGTTTAGTCCAGCGATAGACGTTGAAAACGTCTTAGCTTTGACACTGCCGTCTGCATAGGCTTTTACTAAGGAACTTAATTCTGCTTTTGCTGCTTTTAGTTCATCACTTCCTCTCTTATCAAAAAGCGTTGGAATGGGCTTTACGCTTTTTACCAGATTATTGATTACCTCGAGGCGGTCTTCCAGCTGTCGAAGACCTTGTAGGCCGTCTACCCGCAGATCAATTACAGCTGCATAGCTGGCCACGTTCCAGGGGGCTTAGTTCTCTGTAAAGTCTATCCGGTTAAAAAGCCGCCGGGTTAACGGCGGCTGCGCTTGGCTTTTTCGTAGGCAGCTCGCTCCTCGTCGGCTTGGATCTTGAAGTAGGTGTACCAGCCGATGAGTTCGGTGTCCGTCATCTTGGTGCGGATCTCGCACAGCGTCATTCCAAGCTTTTCCGCTACGTGGAATTGTGTGCGCAGGTAACTGTCCTTCTTTAGTTCGGCTTCAAGCGCTTTTGGTGTCCAGCTCCTCCGAATCATCGGTCAGGACAGCCAGCATCAAAGCTTGAAGATCTTTGTCCTTGACCTCGTTCTTGAGGACGTCGATCTCGCCAGCGCTGAAGAGCTTCGCTCCAGATTCGTCGCAGGCTTTCTGCAGCAACAGTTGGAGGGCGAAGGCGGTGGCGTCCTCGGACTTGGCTTGTTTTTGGGCGCGTTCGCGCTCGGCCATGGTCAGAGGAGTGATCCACATCTCGAAGGTGGAGCCGTCGCTGAGGTCCACTACTTTCTTGGTGGGCTCCAGGTTTGCTGCCTTGCGGAGACGGTCGATTGCACGAAGCGCGGCAGGCATAAAAAAACTGCTACTTAAGACAGAAGTAGTGTAGCGCAATAGAAATAAAAAGCCCCAGCCGGTGAGGGCTGGGGCGCGGTGTGCTGAACTGGCTGAGTAGGAGCCTATCAGGACTTGGACAGGTCGAAGGTGGGGGCTTCGCTGGGGCGGAAAGCGATTTCAACGCTTTGGCCATCGTCCGGGTTCACGGTCAGGCTGGCCGAGGTCAGGATCACGGGCACCGTGATGCTGCGGCTGGTGGTGTCGTTGACCGTGCCAGAAGACACGATGCGGTCGATGTAGAGCTTCATTTGCGCACCGGCTTGGGTGCGTTGGATGACGTCTTCGATCATCCGGCTGGACAGGTTGGTGTCATCATCGGTGGTGTACACCGTGGCGGAACCAGAGCCGTCAGCGAAGCCGGTGATGTAGGTACGGAAAGGCGCGTACTGACCAACTTCCTGGCCGATGGTTGTGACGTCAATTTCGCTTCGTGTGATTTCGAAGCTCCACTCGCGCACGCTGCCCACAGCTGCAGGGGCGGTGTACGTGATGCTGGCAAAAGCTGCGCCGAAGCCGCTGGGTGCTGCAGTTGCAGTTACGGCGCTACCACCAGCGGTGGAACTAAGAGTCATGATGCCGGTTGCGGCAACATAAGTCTTGACGAAATACGGACCAGCGGCGATTGCGTTGGTGGTGACGGCACCTGCGGGATAGGTCAGGGTCACGGGGTCGTTGACCTTGAAGCCCAGGTAGGAGCCGACGGTGATGTTGGCGCCAGTTGCTGGAAACGCACCGGCGGCAAGAGTGGTGACGGAAGTGCCGGCAGGGGTGTAATACAGGGCGCCGGAAGTGCCCGACAGGACGGTGGCCATCGGTTTTACCTAATGGATGGGACAGTGACGCGGGCACAGCCCGGCTTAATACAGGTTAGCTCCAGTGCAGCTAAGGATTAAGAGATAACTTGCGCTTGGAATCCTGCCTCGATTCGTGAAATAAAGAAGGGCGTAAATGCCCGGCGGGATTGTTGGTCGGGGGTCGTACCACCGAAATCCGGGCTAAATGCGGGACCGTCGATAGACCCAGTGCGGACGTAAACGCCAGATGCAGGTTTTGGTGTGGCGTTGATTGTTTGGAGAGCGGTGGTGGCGACGTTGATTAGCGTCTGGTTGCGGGCGGGGCCGCGTCCTTTTGGGGTGTAAGTGCGAATGATGATTACGCCGCGCACCATGTCGAGGCTCGTCGTTAGCGAACTTTCAGTGGTAAGGCCGAATTGGATGTTGATGTGGACGAACTCTTCGGCGCTATCGGCCCCGTCATTCATCACGTTGTCGAAGTAGACCGGAACTGCTGGCGACAGGCTGTTATATGCCGTCAGCAACGGCGTTTCAAATACAGCGCGAATAGCTTGGTAGTTCATTCCGGTTTAGCGAGGCGTACGCCACGTTCCAAGGCTTTTTGCATTTTGCCTCCTTGCACAAATGTTTGATACCAGAAAAGCGGAGCCGTGCTGCGAGCATTTCCTCTGCCCTGTTCAACTTCGCCGCGCTTACCGTTATCGGGACGTGTGCCACGGGCAACAATATCGCCCTGAGGTCCTTGCCCAGGGAAGCGAAATTCCTCCGCGGGAACGTCCACTAAGTCCAGTGCAATCGCTGCGTGATCAGCGACGTTTTCGATGATGAACTTTGTCTTGCGCTGGGCTTCTTTTTTGGTTGCCGGAAGTTTGGGTATGTCTTTTAACCCGTAGGGGTAAGCACCTCCTCCTGAACCCCCGCCGGGGGCGTGTGCAACCCAGCTGTCTTGAAACTCTCCGCTCCAGTTAGGACCGGCCTCTGCTAAGTCATTCATAATTTCCTTTGCGGCATTTCGTGCCGCACTGTTTACCCACGCATAAGCATCACGCTCTAGGTCACGGAGAGTAACCATTACTGGGGCCTCAACAGGATGGTGTGGACTACCGGGTTTTCACCACGGGAGGTTTTGCACTGGATGATGCGGCCTGTTTTTGTGGCGCTGTTTTGGGTGTATTGGATGCGGTCGCGGATGCTTGGTACGTACGCTCCAAGCTCGGCATTGCCGATGATGACCTTCAGGTCGCTTGTTTGGTACGCGGACTCGAACTCTTCGGGTTTGGCCTCGAAGATCAGGGCGCGAACGGTGAGGCTGGTGTCCGCTCCAGAGACTTGGCCGGTAGTGGTGTTGTAGGTGGGGGCGGTGTTGGCCTTGAGGTAGGTCACGTTTTGGCCCCAGTCCGCAAGGAGTTGGGCGGGAAGTGCGGCGAATGTGGTATCTACGAGGCTCATATCAACCTCTGTACAGACGGACGGCGGAATTGGCGGCGCCGCCGATGCAGTACGCGCCTAGGTACGTTTGGAGCCAGGGGTAGACGTCGAAGACGTTGTTGATGACGCCGCTGGTTTGGCTGGTTTTGTTGTACTTGACTTGGAGGTCGCCCAGCTTTACTTCGTCGTAGATGCCGGTAGTTCCGCTGGTGCCTGTGATTGCGTTGGTGTCGTTGGCGAAGGCTCGTGCCAGCTCGTAGGTTGCGGTTTTGATGCCTTCTGGGATAAGGCTGCAGGCAAAGTCAACACCATCAACCGTGTAGTTTTCGCGGGGCCATTTCAACGCTTGGGTTGTGGTGCAGCGGTCACCGTAAAACGTCAGGGCGTCGATCCAGCGAGTGGCAGAGATCAGGGCGCGGTTCTTTTGGTCGTCGGTTTTGGTGGTCCAGTCGCTGCTATCGGGGACGGTTTCAAAATATGCGTTCGCGGCAGCCAACGTCACGTAGCTGTTCGCCGAAGCCCCGCTCAAAGTGGCATCAATAACGGCAGCCACGGCTTAAAAGATCCTTTGTTTGAGTCTAGCTCCAGTAGATGGCTTCCTTACTCTGCGGTTTTCGGTAAGCAGAGAGGCGTGGTACACGTTTCCGCCGTCCATTTCGATTTCGGCGATGCGCTCCAGGTGTTGGCCGTAGGGTAGGTCTTCGTATCGGCGGGCACTATCCTGTAACACGTAGAGCCTCACCAGTTTCATGCCTGCTCGCAAAAACGCTGATACCAGCGTAAGCACTGAACAATCTGCTGTCGATCCAGCTCTTCCGGGTAAGGAGATTCGGGAGCTTGCTTTTGTTGCTGCTGAGATCAGGCGGCTTCGGGAAGAGGAAGGAATGAATAATCAAGCTATTCATGAAGCTCTGCAGGTGAGCTACGACGTGATTAACCAACTGTTCTTGCAGTCGTACAAGATGACAATGAACACTCAAGAGGTGTTTGAAGCGCAAGAAAAGTTGCGGCTTGATTGTGTCGATTAAATGTGTGTCCACGTCTGACGTAAAAGTATTTTTGAAACTGTCGGCGGCGTAACGCCGTACTCATCAGCGAGGCGGCGGACATACCCTGGCCTGCGATCTGTACTAGCTCGCATAGCCAGGACTTTTTCTTCGTCTAGTTTTGACAAACGGCACTCAGACCCTCGTGTTGTAGGCGGTTTCGGACTAAGACCGTAACCACACGCATGAGCCATGTTTTGACTCTGGGTGCAATATTCCAAGTTTTCGAGTCGATTATCTGACTTAATTCCGTTCTTGTGATTTGTCACACAGCCGTCAGGGCACGGACCTACCCACGCTTCAAGTACGAGGCGGTGTACGAGTTTATTTTTTACGCCTTCACTAGTTTTTACGCATACTTTCTTGTAGCCCTGTCTATGGTTTGCCTGCTTAAGCTCAAACGGCTCTAGACGGTGGTGGCTAATAATTTTTCCGCATCGAGTGGCGCTGTAGCCAAGCGTGGATGGAATTGGACGGCTTTCCATGAAAAAGGGGCTCCGTAGAGCCCCGATCATAGCGTACTGAAAGACTTCTATCAGTATGCCGTGACATCAAATGGCGTATTGACGAGCAAGCGGCACACGGGCACTTGCTTGGCAGCGCTGTAGACCAGGCTCCAGGAAGCGGTGTCGGCCAAGTTGCCGGTGGTGGCAGCGTTGGTCGGGTTGTCGCCAGCCACGTTCCACTTGGTGCCGGTGACGTGGTAGCCGTAGTGGTAATCCACAGCCAGCACATCCTGCATGGACAGGATGTTGCGGTCTGCAGCGAGACGCAGGTCCTGCTGAATACCCTCGGAAACAACGCCCGACTGGAACAGATAGACCGGGTACTTCACCGCGTGGGTGGAGGTGCCGCCGGTCAGGTAAGTCAGCTGGTCGTCGATCACCACGCGGAGACCAGCGAAGGTCGCCACTTCGGTTTGGGTAACACCCACACCGCCGCCGCCCCAGACGATGGCACCGCCGGTGGACAGTGCAGAGGTGCTGAAGGTCAGCATCCCCACCTGCTGGAGGTAATACGCCACGTTGGAGTGCATGGCGATGGAGTCGAGCAGGTCGCCCTTCTCACCCAGCTTGGCCTTGGCGGCCACCACGTTGGCCACGTTCAGGAAGTTGGCCTCGGTCATCGAACCGGGGACACCAGCGAACGATTTGTTCGTCTGGTTGGCGCCCAGCACGCCGGCACCGCTGATGCCGCCGAACAGACCCAGCAGTTGGGATGCCAGGGTGGCGGTCTTCAGCTTGTTGATGGCGGCGGTCAGCTGGTTGCGGACGTGAGCCAGGGGATCGGCGCCAGAGCCCAGCTTGCTGAGGTCGTCAGCGGCGTAGGCGAAGCCACGGTGGAGCAGAGTCATGATCTGCTCGTCGGCAGTCACGTTCTGGGGAACGAGATAGCCGCCGCCACCACCCCAGGTGTTGGTGCTGAGGATCTGGGTCTCAGTCGGGGCGATGGGGTCGAAGAAAGGCACGCGCACGCGGGTGCCGCCGGCACGGGCGTCCAGAGCAGCGTTGCGCTGCACAATGCCGCTTTGGATCCACTTCGATTGCTCGAAGATGCCCTCAGCGGTGTACTGAAGAAATTCGGGGCGGCTGACGAGGTTCGACAGGAAAGTCGAGCCCGAGCCGTAGTTACCGGCGAAAGAAGACATTGGGTAGCTCCAGTGGAGTCAGGTTGGGGAGGCGCCCCACAGGGGCTAGTTGTGTCCGGCTTCTGCTCGCAACAACCGGGCTTTATCGGGGTCGCTGGCAAGCATCATCATTTGCTGAGTGATGTTCCAGCCGTCCTTAGACCAGGGGTTGGCTTGACCGGGAAGGGCGGTGGCGCGGGCACTACCCGTGACACCCATACCGGCGCGGTTCGTGGCGGCAAAATGATGCTCGTAACCGCTGCCGGGGTTTTTTAAGTTGGCGATGTATTCACCAACTGGAACTTCGACGCCGCCGACGACAGCCACAGGCTGACCTTCTTTAGCGCGTAAGTTCTCCTGCAATAAACGATACAGCTGATCAGGTGCCAGTGCACCAGCCTGTGAGAGTTGAGCAATAGCGGCCGATTTGACTTGCTCTTGAGTAAATCCTTGGCGGATGTTTTCCACCTCGGATTCTTTTGCCGCAAGTTGTTGCTTGAGTTCAGCGACAGTGGTTTGTGCTTCTTCCCAGAGCGTTTTGTATTCGCCGGACTCCGCAAGTTTTGCGGTTTTGGCTTGTTCTTGTGCAAGGCGGACGTCCTCCAGTTGTTTCTGGAGGGTTTCGCGGTTTTCGCGGTCCTTGCGGCGTTCGGCGATTAGTTCTTGGTTTTTCGCACGGAGCGCTTCGAGTTGGGCGGCCAGATCCAGGCTGTCAGCCACAGGCTGAGGGGCACCAGTCTCCACAGGAGTTACTGGGGCTTGCTGTTCTTCGGGCACGGTTGTGTATTACTTGGACACTTGTACTTTAGCAGTTAAGAGTTAAGTTCCTCTTCGCGCTCGTCCATGTCTTCGTCGCCGGTGTTCTCGGCGGCTTCGGGTAAGGCGAGAGCGTTTTCGGTGGAGGCTTCCATCTCGTCTTCAATGTTGATGTTGTCGGGCAGGACTTCGCCACGGCGGAGGACTTCCAGCAGCATGGCGTCGCTGATCTTGCCCATCTGGTTGAGTTGTGCCAGCACGGAGACGTCTTGGCCGATTAGGCGGTAGTAGTCGAAGTCGCGGTCAATGGTGATTTCGGGTGGTTCGATGCCGACGTACTGGGCCGCGAAGGCGAAGGCTTGGTTGAGGGCGCTTTCCAGTTCTTGGCTGATGATCGAGAGCACGCTGTTGCTCTGGGCTTGGTCGATGCGCTTGGCCTCGGCAGATTCAGCCACGAACTTTTGGCCGAAGAGCTTGGTCACGCCAAGCGTGGACATTTGTTGCTCCAGTGACTGGAGTTCGTTCATTTGGGCGTCGAAGCTGGTGGCGTCGGCTTGGACGTAGTACGCCTTGTTGCCGGGTTGCATGGCGATGGCGTAGTTGACGCCCATAGTTGCGCTGCCGGTGGTGTCGTCCCAGCCCTCTAGGACAAGGGTGGGCATTGCGGCGATGTGGAGGGCGTGGATGAGGTCGGCTTGGCGCTGGTAGTGGGTGATGTTGAGGTTGGCGATGTCGAGCAACGGGGGTTGGGAGATCAACGCGCCCCGTCGGTTGCTGTAGATGGGGACGAGGGGGATTTCGTCGAGGCTGTAGCCGCCTGTTTCAGAGAACTCGACGACTTCGTGGCCAAGTGTGTAGAGGTCGTAGCGGCCGGGGTAGATGACGCGCATTTCCTCGACTTGTTCTTCGCCGAACTCGTTGAGGGGGCGGACGTCGTAGTCGTGGATGCGGACTTGGAGGAGGCGGTTGGTGACGGGTTCCTTGCGCCAGCCCCAAATTTGGGGGGCGTCGATGTGGACGAAGTAGGGGCGGCGGCCCATGGCACGCTCTTCCGCCAAGTTCATCGCGCCAGCGGCGGCGGGGTAGTCCACCAGGATGGCGCTGTGACCATAGGTAAGGCTGCTTACCAACGCGCGGCGGGCGTATTCGTTCAGGTTGGAGCCGATACCGTCGATGTTCTGGATTAAATCCAGCCAGTAGGGGTCGCCTTCGACGTGGATGGGTTTGCGGAGGATGGCGCCAGCGGCGGTTTCGATCAGGCGGCTGGTGTAGGGGCTTAGGACGCTGCGGTCGACGCGGGTTTCGTAAGCGTCGTTATCCTCGCGGGGTTCCTGCGGGAGATACGTTTCACACATATCTCGGAGGTAGTTCGTGCCCTTCGTGACCGCAGCCATCACGCTCCAGTCGGACATCATCGCGATGACGTCCAAACTGCGGACGAACGGGGATTCGCTGACTACAGCTCCAGTTGGTGGGATGTTGGCGCTGTAGACCACGGCTTGACTCCTACTTTGTACTTATTTTGGCAGAGTCATCACCACTTAGTTTTGTCCGCCCAGTAGGCAGCAGACATTTTGCCCTTTGCGATGTTTGATGCGTGACGGGCTTTGAAGGCTTCGCGACGGGCCTTTGCAGCAGCTGATTCCCCGTCTTTCTTGGGGGAGCCGGACACGCCTTGTTGGCCGAAACGGATCAGTTTTACTTTGTCGCCTTCTTTTGCAAGGACGACGTGGGACTTGTCGGGGTGATTAGGGGTGCGTTTGGGCTTGTTGTAGCCGTCAAACTTTTCGCCGCGATACTCAATCATCGTCTTCCTCCTCGTCGTCGGGGTCGGTGATAGGCACCAGCACTTCGACGCCCTGGGCCAGCATGGTGACGAAACCGCCGAGGATTTCGGGGTTTTGGGGGGATTTGAATACGAAGGTGGCGTGCGTGAGGCCGTCTTCAGCGTCGATTTCGATGTGAATACAGCCTCCATTCACTGTTTGGATAGCCATTAGCGACTGATCTCCTCCCAGTCCATGGATGCGTGCACATTAGAAGTTGCGACGCTTGCTGCCACCAGCAGGCTCAATTCGTAGGGTGTTGATGTAAGGCCGTCGCGTTCCAGTTGGAATTTGAAGAGGGCTTCTTTGAGGATGTCGACTGATGTGGTGCTCTGATTGGTGGAGCTGAAATAGCCTTCGGCTAGGACGCGGCCGCCGGTTGTAGCGGTGCCGGTCAGGTTGTATTCGACGCTGGAGTTGGTTCCTGCACTAGTCCAGGTGCCGCCGGTGGTTGCGGCAGAGGCGACTACCCTCCAGGTGTAGTTGACGTTTGCTGAGGCTGCCATGATTGATATGGCGGTAAGGATGACGATTGCGTCTAATCGTGCTGATTTAAGGCGTAAAGAAATGATTGGGTAGTAAGTGCCAGCGAGTGTGAGGGCGGCGGGGGATGTGATGGCGGTGCCGATGGATTGTTGGAGGCCACGAAGTTCGTAACCACCCTCGGAAAGAACAGTTGAGCAGACTTGTTTGAGGGTGCTGGTGCTTGCGGTGGCGGCGGTGTTTGTTATTTCGTAGCGGAGAGGAAGTGATGCGGTTGTTATGTATGTTCCAGTGATGATGTTGGCGTGGTGGAAGGAGTGGCAGTGGATGAATTTGCCGTTAATGACGAAACCTAGGCGGACGGTGCCGAGTCCCAGCCACTCGATATCCATCCATAGAATTTGGGATTTTGTTATGTCAAGTGTGAGGTTGGATGGGCCGGTGCCGTCCAGAGGGTCGATGTTCCAGTTGGCTTTGGGGACGCGGGTTTCGACTAGGGAGCCGGTGGAGGAGCTGCGTTCGACGAAGTTGAGGTCGTTGTTGGCTAGCTCTAGGTACATGCCGTTGCTGGCGCCGTAGTAGCCGACGCGCTGGCGGAGGCCGGTTTTGGCGGCGGCCATCGTAAATGTCGACATCACCAGCAGGGATTTGCCCGGCTGGTAAGAGAAACACTTGGTGGTTTCGCGGATGACCTCGGAACCGGAGGTGGTGGTTACGGCGAGGTTGACGAGGCCGGCGTTGGCGTCGAATGTCGAGCTGCCCCCGCTTGCTGTGGAGGTTGCCCACAGACCGTTGTCGCTATAGCGGTGGCTGGAATCGAAAAGTGTTAGTGGTGCGGACGTGCGGATGCGGCCGAAGGCGTCGGTTGCTCCAACAGAAGCAGCGGCGCCTCCGCCGCCGGATGTGCCGAATCCGTAGGAGGTGGTAATAGAGGAGTTATGTAGTAGGTAAGACATGAGGGGAGGTTATTTTTTGCGTTTTTTGGCGGTTTTGGCGGCGGCTTTGAAGGCGGCAGCGGTGGGGGCACCTTTAGTGCCGGGGGTGCGCATCTTTTCGCCGCTTCCTGCGGCGATGCGCTTGCGTTTGGCAGCGATGTTGCTGTAAAGGCCGCGTTTTGCCATTACTTTTTACCTTTTTTGGGGGCTTTCTTTTTGGGCATCGACATGCCGGCCTCGGAAAGGGCGATGGCGATGGCTTGCTTGCGGGATTTCACTACGGGGCCTTTTTTGCTGCCCGAGTGGAGTTCGCCTTTGCCGTATTCGCGCATCACCTTGGAGACTTTTTTCTGGGCGGCGGTCTTCTTTTTGGCGGCCATTACGCTCCAGAAGGGCTATTACCACACACGATAGTTGGTCTTGCCAAGGTTCTCGGGTTTGGCGAGGTTGAAGGTTTGCAGGCAGAGGTAGCCCAAGGCGTCGAAGGCGTGGTCGACGCCTAGGTTTTTGTTGGGGAGGCCGGTTCCGGGGGCGTAGGTCAAGGTGCGGAGGGATTTGATCAGTTCTTTGCACTTGGGGTGGATGAAGAGGCGGCGTGTTCCAGATGCATCGAGGAGGGCGGTGTTGACGCAGGTGATTTTGTCGCGGATTTTCCAGGGGGATCGTGGGCTGGAGACCGTGAAACCAGACTTGCGCAGGATGTTGTGGTCGGTGGCGCCAACGCCGCTGGTTTTGCGGGCGCCGCCCGTGGGGTCCGGGCAGGCGATGATTCGGCGCTCCACGCCGTAGCGGGATTGGATTTCTTCGCAGAGATCCCACGTAGTGGCACCCCCAGTCATAATTATTTCGTCAAATACCCAGAGAACGTCTCCTTTTTTAACTGCACATATTCCTGACATCGGATCAATATTAAAATCGACCCCTAGTAGTAAAGGAAGTACCGGAAGATCTTGCACAGTTTTATCCACATTGTCGTCAGAAAAGCTGATTGCGACTAGACCAGATAGATTTTCGAAGCTAGCTTCAAATTCTTGGCGGAATGTGCGGGCGTCTAATTGAGCGCGAGCGGCTTCAATTTCGGATGCTGGTACGTTATCGCCGTCAATGGTGGTGAATTGCCAGCGGTGCCAGTCTGCGTCGCCTTCTTCGCAATAGCACCAGAGGTCGTAGAACCAGCTGGCGGTGCCGTCGGGAGTGGAAATGAAGAGCGCCCAGCCTTGTTTGTCGGCTAGAGCGGGTCGGATGACTTCGAACCAGACTTCGCCGTCCATAAATGCTGCTTCGTCCAGCACAACGCCTGCGAGGCTGCGGCCTCGGAGGGCCATGGCGTTCTCTGTACCTTTCAATTCGATGGTGGAGCCGTTAACTAATTCGAGTTTTAGGTCGGTTTCGTTTTTACTTTTTACCCACGCTTTAGGGACTAATCTTTTTAACAATTTCCACACAATATCCTTGGCCATACGATAACTGGGGGCGCAATAAAAGTATGTTTCTCCGGGGCGTTCTATCGCTCCACGCAGTAATTCGACGCAGGATAAGTAGCTTTTTCCGAAGCGGCGGCCGGCGACGAGGACGCGGAAGCGTTTGCGGGAGTTGAAAACTTCGCCTTGGGCGTGGCGGAGGCTGACTGTGTTTTCGCTCATATCCAGGACCAGTTGCGACCGGCGCTGATCGCACTGATGGTGACGGTCTTGACGTCATAATCTAGTGCAATAGAAGCGTGGGACTCCTTTTGTGCTAGGCGGGCTTTGATTTCGCGGACTTGTGGCTCTGTTAAACGGGAGTTGCCGACGCGGCTGCCTCGGACCCACGTCCCATGCGCGATTTTGTCTGCCATGTTCTCGGCGGCGGTGCCCCAGTAGAGGTTAGTCAGGGCGTTATTGCGGATATTGCCGTCCAGATGGCGGCACTCTTGGCCGGGCTGCTTGGGGCCTACGAAGGTTTCGAGTACCAGCCGGTGGACGGCTCGGGTGTGGTGGCGGTTATCGGCGTCGCAAAGCGTGACGATTTCATATCCACGACTGTTAAGGCCGGGTGTAAGCACCTTGGAAGGGTATTTGCGTTGCACGCAGCGTCCGTCGCGGCGGGTGTAGCTAACAATGCGCTCCAGTGAGCGGATTTGACCTTCGGTGCTGGCTTCGTAGGCGGTTTCGTAGTCCGGGATCGGTTTCCACATGCGGAATATCTTTGACTACCCGTATTTTATCTTATACCTTGCGTATTTTTAGGGGGTCGTGGTGCGCGAATTATGGAACTGGACCCCTACCCCCTGTTACATAGTAGAAAGAATTGGAAATATAGGTGCAGGTTCCCAGGGCCACGACACAGCATCACAGAATCGCAACCCCGCCCCCACGTGATAGTGTGATACAACAGTAACGACATACTGTGTCACAACAAAAGGCCGGCGATGTGATGCCGGCCTGCGGTGTGGTGGCGGG